CTTGGCTAAATCTAGTTCTTGATCATAATGGCAGTCGGCGTATTGTAGGAACACGTAACCTCCCGGGATCAAAACCCTTTTGATATCATGCAGGTACTGTTGCACGTGCTCTTGTGTGAAGAAAACGAATGTGTCCCAACTGAACACGAAGTTGCAACTGCCCTGCGGTATGTTAGAACAATCTGTTTTGCGTGTGGTGTAGAACTTGAGATACTTTTGGTGCCTGGGGTTGAATTTTTTCCTTATGATCTTTTCCCGATCAAACAATATGTCTAGGAAGAAGTTCAGTCTCCAGGCCCTGAAGTCCATTGAGAACATACCGTTGCCTGGACCTATCTCTAGGCTGTTGAAGATGTTCGTCCTCGCGAACTGAAATATCTTACTCTGTATGAATTTCTGTAAAGCGGGATCTATCATGGATATCTTTTTCTTTCCCGCAAGATCACGTTGGAACCATTCTGGTGTCCTGTCTAACCTATCGATGATGTCTTTATTGTTTGCGTCGACTGCCAACTCCAAGTCTTTTAGTATCTTTAAGTTGCTATCAATGAGTGCCTGCAGGTCCTCTTTCTTGACTTTTTCCAGTTTCTCTATCAACAATTTAATCTCTTCTATGCTTAACATGATTGTATTTAGAATTCGAACAGTTTGTTGAACGTGTTTGTGGTTTCAGTGCTTTGCACGTCCCAACCCAACACACCTATTAGATTATCAATCTTTTGATCAAGTATAGTGCTTTCCATTGCATCACCATCAAATGGCAGTTCCTTGAACCATTCTGGTATACGTAATTCATCAACAGGATATGCTATGCTTGTATAACCTAATGGATTACTTTTCAACTTACACACTATTACTTTGGCACCGTCTGTGATTGGCATCGAGTACTTGTCACCATACATCTCTCTACATCTGTTCCAGTTCATACTTGCTCTAACGTGTCCAGGCATGTTTGTCTTGCCTTTACGGGTTTCTTCTTCTGTATATTTGGTCATGTTGTTGGCTCTCTTTGGTGATCCTTTTTCCCAACCCGGCCTTGCTTTAAAATCAGCCCTAAATTCACTGATCTTTTCTAGCACCTCTTTTTCTGTCTTACCTGTTAGCACCATATACAACAGATCGCTTAGGAAATCCTGCACGTACACAGGAGTGTCTGAACGCTTGAGATCAAGTCCCATTGCTTTCATTTTACCTTCCTTGCCTTCTGTGTCAGTACGCTTACCTTCTTTATCATAAAACAGCACTGCATATCTCTTCTTTGTAATAAACAGACCTTTTGACGCTACAAGTTCTCGTCCTGCCGCAATAACATCGCCTCTCGTACTTGGTGTGTGGAACGCTTTAGTCATGAACGCCTTGAACGATCCATTTACTTCATCTGATATTCTGTCATATAGTGCAACCACCGAATCCTTTGTCCATGGAATTGTGCCGTTGTTAATTTCTTTTTGTAATGTTTTAAACGCGGAAAAGTAAACGGAGTCTGTGTCTCCGTATACAATACTTTCCCCTTTGTGATCATATTTTCCTGCAACAATTTCATTAGTTTTACTTGCCATGTGTTTAGTGATACATCTGCCAGTAAGTGTCACGGATTGTCCTATCCTTATGTCAAAAAATCTACAACCTGGATTTAGGATAGCACCGTATAAACTGTTTAGGTTAATTTTTTTAACCAGTTGTCTTTTATCCCAATATTCTCTTTCTATCTCGTTATCACTGCAGTCACGCATTTTCTGTTGCATCTCTTGCCTCTCTGCGTACCAACGTTTCAGTAGTCCCGGTATAATCGCCTCATATTCATAAGTGAAGATAGTGCCATTAGCACTCAACATCCATTTATTGTTGCCATCAAAAACGATTTCATACAGTTGTGCCGCACTCATACGCACACTTGTTTTGTCTTCCCAGTCCACTATTATTTCAGTGCCTTTTTCCTGATTCATCACTGCTTGATATTCCCAACTGCCAAATTGGCTATCCCAAGCCGCCGCAAATGATTTTTTAGCGTGTTTGGCTCTGTTTATTTCTGCCGAGGTAATCACTGGTCTTATCTGCCCAACTATTGTTTCTGGTCCCATGTTCAGTGCTCTAATTACACTTGGATACAGCGAGTTGATATCTATCGATCCGATCCAGTCATGTATTCCTTTTTGTGGTGTCGCCACATAGGCACCTGCCGCCGGTTGATTTTCTTCACCGTCTTTTTTGTATTTTCTTCCTGGCACTTGCATTCCACGTCTGTGTGCCTCGTTTACAATGGCCTGTTCTGTAACCGCTACTGCACCCATTGTTGTTTGTAGAAGCACTGTGTTTTGGTGTGCAATTTCATTTGCCAATTCGATAAATTTTAATTTCTTTTCAAGTTTGGCCAGCAAGGCACAGTCTTGCCTGTTGTACTCTATGAACAATCCAAAATCATTTTTATACAGGTTGTCGAGTGATCCTTCATATATTGTTTTCTTCTCGCCAAGCTCGTGTTCACCGATAGCATCTAGTCTGAAACTGTGTCTTTCCTCATAAGTGTATTTCCTATATAGTTCAAGTAGGTCTAAGTGTACTCTGCCTACCAGATCAAAACTTAATTGTTCTCTTCCGTATTTTTCAAACACTCTTCTCTTTGGCTTCTCTCCCCAGAAACACAGTCTTCGTGTGTCATCACCACTTAATACTTTTTGTATTCTTCCAACGGTATATGGAATATCATATCCTTCTGAGTTCCACCCACTCAGTATGTCAGCATCATCAACAAGTTGTAAGAAAGCATCAAGCATATCTTTTTCTGTCTCAAACAACATTGTGTTATCAAATCTTTTTACAAGTTCTTCTGCATCTTTCATGCTGATAGTCTTTGGTGGAACAGCCAGCGTCACCAGTTGATCCGTCCAGCTCATATAACAACTTATGGCAGTAATGGGCATGAACGGATCGTCTGTTGTTGAGTAACCTCGATCTGGATCGAAGTCTACCTCGATATCAAAAAACATAACGTTCAGTTTTGGAGTCTCTTTACCCAAGTAATTCTCTTCCAAACATCTGAACACAGGATTGATATCGTGTTCATAAAGTTGCTTGTTTGATCTTATACGTTGCTCTTTTATGAATTCTTTGTTTGTCTGGCACATGACTCTCTGCAAAGGTTCTCCAGTCATGCCCCTGTGTTTGCCCCTTGCGTCTGGATAGTAGAACACATATCTGGCATCATATTCAACAAACACACGACCTTTCTTGGGATCACGTTCTACGACATATATCTTGTCTTCGTCTTTTTTGTATAGTGCGTCTATATAACTCATTGTATGAATACTTTGTATAAACCTATTGTGTTCATTATTGTAAACCAACCTGTAAGACAAGCAATCCAGATCAATCTACGCCTGATACCGGCCCAACACATGGTGCTTGATCCCAGCCAATATAATGGAAACACAACACTCATTATAGGATGTGGTGACGTGAAAGTCAACACCGCTGAGCCACAAATTGTCACTATAACAGAAAACAGTTCTAAGTAGAAAGCTGTTGAATCTGTCTTGTAACTGTTTACCCAAAAATCTTTGAGTAATCTAATCACTAAAGTTTGCCGGCTGTGTTAAGTATGCTCTCCAGTGTGTCCATCTCGTCAGCGATGTTCTGGTAGTTGCCTCGGTGTGCGACCGATATTGCCTTGTTTATCAGTGCTGGCTTAAGTTCTAGTTCTTCTGCTATTGCTTTCACAGTGTCCTTAAGTCCTGCCCTCAGGTCCTCGACCTCGCCTAACACCTGTGAACCCTGTGATATGATTTGGATTAGTTTTTGCTTTTCTGCGTCATTGAAGTTTCTTACTGCCATTTTATCTCCTGTTGTTGCCAACAGTATATAACAGATCTTGGATCAATGCAAACTATTTTTTCTTCTTGTTCCTAACGTTTATTGCTTTACCACGCCTGTCAGGATTTTTGTCTTTTCTTCTTTTTCTTCTTACAGCCGCCGCGATCGCTTTTTTACCGCCTGAAGCTCTCAATGAGGCCGCTCTGGCTTTGGATAGGCATTTAGGTTTTCCCTCGCCTTTTTTCCTGTCACCGCACTTGCCAATTCTTTCACCCTTGGTGTTGTAACGATCCCAGCCACCTCCTCCAGCACCACCTTTTTTACCTTTTCCAAACCATGCTCTAAGTCCAGCATGATTAGATTCAGCAAGATTATCGTGTATGGCACATGCTTTGAGTTCAAGATAGTTCTGTCTTAGGAAATTAAGTGCTGTCTCTCTTATGGCGGATTCGAAAACTATTTCTCCAAACGCATCACTGACATAAAACTTTCCTTCACGTTTGACACAGTTGGGCACTCTCTTTCCGAACATTGTTTTGAAGCCTTTACGCATGTAACCTTTCCAACACCTTGTGCCTTCATCAACTAGTGCATTTAGGTCATAGTTTGGATTGATCGCACCGTGTTTCATTTTGGCTATCATGTCCATTTGCATGGCTACCATAAAATCATAATCTGTAACGTCTTTGGTTCTGTGAGTATAAATTTTTACTAGAACTTCATCATAAAACA